TGTTTATGGCGCACGATCAAGACAATGATGTTGTCTACCTATGTGGCGAATACTTAGCGGGTCATTTAACGCCAGACAAACACGCATACGAACTTATAAAGCAAGGTGCCAATTGGATGCCAGGTGCTTATGACGGAGCGGGAGAAGGTGCTTTGCAGGATGACGGAGCCAATCTCGTTGACCTTTATGCTCAATCTGGCATTAGAAATTGGACTCCCGCAGATAAAAGATCAGTCGGAAAAGGCATCTATACTGTTCTTCAACGTATGGAGACTGGTAAACTTAAAATATTTAGCACTTTAACTAAGTTAATGACAGAAAAGAGGATGTATATCCGAGATAAAGAAGGTAAGATAAAAAAAGGTAATGATCACTTAATGGATGCTATGCGCTACGGTGTAGTAACCGGCTTACCATTGGCTAGGGTGAAAAGCTCGACACTTAAAAAGCTTCAAATCCCGACACATGGTAGCTCAAGCGGTAGCTGGATGAGAATTTAATGAAACTCACAGAATCTCGGCAAAAAGCTTTAACCGATGCTCAACAACGTTTCAATGCGATGGGGAGCAACTTACTATTCTTAAAAGCACGTCAAGAACAGATTGACAGTTTTAACTTTCGTGATGGTATTGGTCAATATCATCCAGAAATACTTGAGATACTACATGCAAGAGGTCAAGCCCCTATAGTAGTAAATAAGGTCAAAAGCCTTATTAACCAAGCAACAGGCATGGAAATTAATACACGGGGCAACATTGCTTTCAAGGCTCAAACCAATAGTGAAGAAGAAGAGCTACTAACAAAAGGCATGAGCCATTTCGGGTTTGCTGTTCAAAAAGATCAACATTATGCCTATAAAGGCTCTTTGCGCGCTAATGACGTGTTGACGTGTGGTATCGGCTGGAGCAAGACAGAACAATATAAAAAAAGAATAATCTATAATTATATCAATCCTCTAAATGTTATTTACGATGCAAACGATCTGTCTCCACAATTAGAGAACATGACAGGCGTTGGTCATATGCGCTGGTTTCCGCCTGAACAATTAAAAGCAATGTATCCTAAGTTTGCAAAGCAAATAGATGAAATGTGTACCGAAGGATTTGTTGATTATGGAAACTATTCCTCTGAATTCTTTAACCGCACATCAGCTTTAATACCTTTGACTTATAATATGGGTGGTAATGGCGCCAATGGTAGCCCAATTCAAGTTAATGAGCTGTACCACAAAGAGCGTGCTAGATACTATTGTGGATATGATGAAAGAGGCTACTACTTTGAAACCTTTGATGAAGAGCACGCAGAGAAATTAGCAGATAAAAAGGCTGACATTGAGGAAGAATGGGGAACACGCATTATGCGTACCGTATTCTGCAATGATTTGCTTTTTGATTATGGCCCATTACTCCCTTCTCTGCCTGATGAACAAGACTTTCCACTTGTTCCTTGCGTGTGGTCCCGTAGGTCGTCTGATGGTGTGCCTGTTGGCTTACTTGAAGAGGTTAAAGACCTTCAGCGTGAACTTAACTATCGAAAGCTAAAAGAAATCATGTCGCTCAACTCTGTAAGAGCGCGTATTGACGTAAACGCAGTACAAGGCATGAGCGCAGAAGAGATCAGGGCAGAATTAAGCCGTCCAGATGGCATATTGTTTACGACAGGCCCCGGTCAAGTCGATGTTATACAAAACATAGACATTTCTAACGCTATGATCAAAGCGGCTGAGCGTATCGACTACGAATTCCAGCAGGTTACAGGTATTTATAGAGATTCACTCGGTGATACTTCAAATGCTGACAGTGGCATAGCTATTAGGCGTCGCCAGATAGCTTCAGCTAAAAACCTAGCTTCTGGCTTTGACTCATTCCAATATGCCAAAGAACGTGAAGGCAAGCTTCTCATGAAGCTAATGCAAGGCGGTGGGCTAGAAAACATACTTGTTAATATCGTGCTTGATGATGATGAAAAAGAAACTTTCGTCATGAATTTGGTACGTGAAGAAGATGGCAAGATATTAAATGATATCCGCACAATGCCTGCTGATATTTACGTTGAAATCACACCAGATTATGACTCTTCACTTGATGAGCAAAGAGAAATGTTTATGCAGGTAATGGCTAACCAACAAGCTCCGTTACTCTTGCAAAACCCATATTTGGCTAAATTGATAGCTGGACGTGACGCTAAGAAGATGTCCGACGCTATGGCTTCACTTAATCAACAGCAGAACCAACAACAAGCCGCTATGAGTGGTGGCGCTCCTATGCCGCCTGGGCCAGATGAGCCAGACATTAGCCCAACTCAGTTGGGAGCTATATAATGGCCGATCCAAACACGCTTAGGGTACTTTCCTTCGATGGTGGCGGCACGCGTGGGATACTTGGGGCTACATTCTTAAAGCGGTTTGTTGAGCTTTGGGGAATTGCACCAAATGAAATATGGAAATACTTTGATGTTATCTGTGGTACGAGCGTTGGCGGTATTATGGCGGCTGGTGTTAGCACTGGCTTAACGCCTGATGAAATGATTACGTTTCTGCGAACGCAATCTCCATGGATATTTTCTACATCTTCTATAGTTCCAGGTGTCAGAGCGACTATGCTTGATAAGCTTGCAACCATGATACTAGGTGGCAGCTTTTATCCAAACGACAACTTGAAAGTTGTTCTTAATGATCAGTTTGGCAGCGATACGATGGAGTCATTATTAACTAATACGCTAATCACATCATATGACTATGATACAAATACTCCTATACTCTTTTCTAATGTGGATTTTCCAGGATCTTCGGGACAGAATGAGTTTCTAACACATGTAACCTTAGCAACTTCAGCCGCTCCTTTATATCTGCCTATGGCTCAATGGCCTATTCTAGAAGAGCAGTCATCTAGATATCTAGATGGTGCTGTGATTAAAAACAATCCAGCTATAGGAGGAATAGCTTGTGGGAAAGTAATTAAACCAAGCGCAAGCCGCGTATGTGTACTAAGTGTCGGCACAGGTTTGGGAGATATAGGTTTTCATAGTGTTCCTGGCGACGTTCCTCCCGACGAATCTAACATGTCCCTTATCTTTACGCTGCTTGGAATCACTATTTCTGGACCACAAGAAGTCGATGCGCAGATTTTAACGCTCTTAGATCAATATTCACTAGATGATATATTTACATACCGCTTCCAAGCCATTCTTGATCCTCTACAGGATACCGACATAGACAATTCGGACACAGCGTATTTCGACTATATGCAAGCGACAGCTAACTCTAGGTTTGACAGTGATATAGTAAAAATTAGTAACTTTTTAGCACATTTGCAGGCTTAATTATGAAATATATGCCTGGATTGACCGACTTTTTCATGTCACCTGTCACAGGCAGAATAAATCTATTTCAATTTCCTGATTTAACCAAAAACTATATCATCATTGGTGGGATTGACGGGCGCCCTATTACTTCCCCTGCCCTTATTGATCTACGGTTAGAGGTTATAGAGTTACGCAATAGATTAGCTAAAACATCATTTATCCTTCAGCATCCGTCTGACAACTTTAATAAGTCACAAGCATTAGATGCGCTTGTTCCTGGTATTCTTCAGCATTCGGACGGGGTTGTTTCTATTGCGAGCCTCGAATTTAATTATATATGGATTGGGGATTCTAACAATAGGCCAGCCCCTCAGCGCCAAATCTTCCAATCTAATCTTCCTGATCTACTGGAAGGAAATATATGGATTGGGGATGATGATAACAAGGCGGTGCCACAAAGCCGGATAGACCATGACAATCTTCCATCCTATACGCCCATTAAATACAAAAAAATATGGCGAATGGATATTCTTGGCATACCCCAACTATCAGATGACTTAACAGATGCTATTACCGAAATTGAAGCGATACAGGCCGACATTGTAGATATAAAGAGTGATATCCTAACAATAATAGGAGAATTAACGGAAATCTGGTCTGCAATAGGAAGTTTAGTAAGCACGGTAACTGGAATATCAGCAACATTAACAACGTTAGAATTGACCGTAACGGCGCTAGGAGTAACCGTAACTGGAATATCAGCAACATTAACAACGTTAGGATTGACCGTAACGGCGCTAGGAGTAACCGTAACTGGTTTGTCAGCAACATTAACGGCTTTAGGTGTCACTGTTTCAGGCATTTTAGCAGCAAATGTAACTTTGGTAGGCAATGTAACGGGAAGTGCAACAATTGCCTCCCTTGTTGCTGGCGGTGACATTGATACAACGCTCAATATGACCTTAGACGAGATACCCGCCCCTGTTGCTCCTGTTAGTATGAATGGTCACAAGATCACTAACTTGGTCATGGACGGCTCACCTTCTGGCACTGATGCAGTAAATGTCGATTATCTTAATACCTTTGAAACAGATGTAGACGCTACCATATTTACCCTTACTGGCACCGTAACAAACCTAGAAACGGATGTTACAGCTCTTCAAGCATGGCGTTTGGTTGAAACTGGCTATATGGACATTGTGCAGGATCAAATAATTGAACTGTATGGCCTGACGGGAGATGGAACGGTAACATTAACAGGTGATGTTACCGGTTCTGGCACCACTGGGGTTCCCTTCCCTACTACCTTGAATATGACTTTAGATCAGATACCTGCTCCTGTTGCTGACGTGAATATGAATAATTTCTATATCACAAATATAGCTATGCCTGCTGTGCCTGGTCCAGGAGATGTTGTTAATGTTACCTATTTAACTACTTATGTAACGGATGCTATAGCCGCTGGCTCAGTTACTTTAACAGGTGACGTTACCGGCTCAGGGACAATCGGCACACCCTTTCCGACAACGTTAAACATGACGTTAGATCAGATCCCTGCTCCTATTGCCCCTGTAAACATGAACGGCCAAAACATTACTAATATCACTATGGTTAGCGATCCTGGGTCGAACGATGTTGTTAATGTCTCATATTTAACAACGCAAATTAACAATGTCATAACCGAGGTAGACAACGTTGTTTTATCACTTGTCGGCAATGTAACAGTGCTTGAATCGGATGTATTGGCTTTACAAGCTTGGAGACTGGTTGAAACTGGCTATATGGACATTGTGCAAGAGCAGATTGTTGAGCTGTATGGTTTGACAGGTGGCGGCACAATAACCCTTACAGGCGATGTAACTGGTTCTGGTATATTGGGAGTTCCTTTCGCTACCACACTAAATATGACTTTAGATCAAATCCCCGCACCGGTTGCTGACGTGAATATGAACGGTTACACTATAACAAACATAACAATGTCGGAAACTCCAAGCCCAGGAGATGTTGTAAGCGTTACGTACTTAAACACAGAAATCAACAACGTCATCACTGAAGTAGATAGCGTTGTTTTATCACTTGTCGGTAACGTTACGGTACTAGAAACGGATGTTACAGCTCTTCAAGCATGGCGTTTGGTTGAAACTGGCTATATGGACATTGTGCAGGATCAAATAATTGAACTGTATGGCCTGACGGGAGATGGAACGGTAACATTAACAGGTGATGTTACCGGTTCTGGCACCACTGGGGTTCCCTTCCCTACTACCTTGAATATGACTTTAGATCAGATACCTGCTCCTGTTGCTGACGTGAATATGAATAATTTCTATATCACAAATATAGCTATGCCTGCTGTGCCTGGTCCAGGAGATGTTGTTAATGTTACCTATTTAACTACTTATGTAACGGATGCTATAGCTGCTGGAACGATAGAGCTAACAGGCGCGGTTACGGCTAGTGGTACGATTGGCACCCCGTTTGCTACATCTTTGAATTCAACCGTAGCCCTTCCAACAGGCGGAACTACGTTTACTACCACGGAACAATTCAGTGGAATGAAAATAAAAAGCAACTTCGTTCCACCATCCGGTCAAATCTCAAACATTGATATAAAAATAGAAAACCAAGTAGGTTCTTACGCTCGTTTTCGTCTAGGTTCAACAGACGCAGCTGGAGTAGATCCAAACGGAACCTTTGCAGTTGACTTTCAACCTGCTGTTGGCGATTACACACAAGTTTTTGCATTTAATAATACTTATATGAGTCTTTTCTTGCCTCTTGCTGTTCAAGAAGACATGAACATGACAAGTAATCGCATATACAACCTTGCTAACCCAGTTCTTCCCAATGATGCCACAAATAAGACATATGTTGATGCCCTCTCTGCCGTATCGGGCAGCTTCTCGATTGGCGGCAATCTGGATATGACCACGGGGCAGATTAACAACGTCGCAATGGCTGAGACACCAGCTTCTACCGATGCGGTTAACGTTAGTTATATGAATTCACGTATTGCTACTTTGATAGCTGCTGGCTCAGTTACTTTAACGGGAGCAGTAACAGGTACAGGATTTGTTGGTACTCCCTTTGCTACATCTTTGAATTCAACCGTAGCCCTTCCAACAGGCGGAACTACGTTTACTACCACGGAACAATTCAGCGGAATCAAAATCAAAAACAACTATTTTACAGGAACGAGCGGCAATCAAACTGTTGATTTAAAATTAGTAAATTCGATAGGTGCGTCTGTTCGTTTTCTGATGAATTCTACCGGCTCAAGTGGAACAGATCCAGATGGTGCATTTTCGTTAAACTTCTTGAATAGTGACGCATCGGTTGAAACTCAGGTCTTTTCTAGCACTAAAACAGCGATGACTATTTACTTGCCTCTTAGTGTTGAGGAAGGTATGAACATGACGAATAACAAAATAATAAACTTGGCAACCCCTATATTATCCAACGACGCATCCACTAAGGGCTACGTTGACAGCAGAACCATCACATTAACAGGAAACGTTACCGGTACGGGAACGGTAGGATCGTCTTTTTCCACAACACTTGCGATGACACTGAACACGATCCCTGCCCCTGTCGCATCCGTAAGTTTGAATAGTAAAAAAATAATAAACTTGGCATCGCCAACAACTGGAACAGATGCGGCTAATAGGACTTTTGTTGAAACAGGAGCAACTCAATATGGTGGGTTGTATTCATCGGGCGGCTTATCTGTTTCTCTCACTGCTGGCGTTTGGGCAAAAGTTACAGCATTAAATGTAATCGGGAGCCTTTCAAGTTTCACTGCTCCCCCTGTGTCGTATAGATTGGTATATTCTGGCCCTACCACTAGAGTGTTTTATTTAAATGCCAATGTGACATTTACATGTCCTCTTTCTAATAACGGTATGTTTTTTGGAATATATGTGAATGGTGTGCTAATCTCTCCTTCATCATTTAGTCTCGTTACATCAACATCTTCTTTAACAACCAATAATATCTCTATTTGTGGTTATGCCAATCTTGCATCGACGGATTATGTAGAGGTTTGGGTATATTCAAACAACAATACCACAATAACTGTGCAGAGCGCACAACTTGCGGTTT